AAAAAAACAGCTGATATATCAGCAGCGGCCGTAAGATCAACACTTAATGACATTAAAGCATTAAGTTCAGCCCAAACTACGTGGATTAATCAACGTAATTTTGCACCTTCTGTAGACACTGCGTTAACTACGTTCTCGTATAACCAGTTGGATACAAGTGATCCTAGCACGCCAACACCTGCTAAGTACACAATTCCTGTGTTTACTGACGAAGTTCAGAGATTTGGAGGTTCTATCTCAAAAGATACATAGTATTGACAAATACACAACTAATAATTTACAATTATGAGTAACCAACTATATCGATGGTGTTTTACGATCAGCGACCCCAGGAAAGAGGCTGAGGTTGGTACAAGCTTAGGTCAAGATCGATTCCTGCCATCACACTTACTTCAACGTATAATCGACGTTGAATTAGGCTCTAAAGATTGGGTATTCCAATTAGAGCGCGGCCAAAAGGGCCGTTTACATTACCAAGGCGCGCTTAGTCTGAGAAAAAAAGTGCGTAAGACAGAATTGTTAAATTCGTTTCGCGTAATCTACAATAATTTGTACGATGAAGCGATAACTGGTCTGACTCCAGATGATATTTACAAGCAAACTCGTTTGGATCCTATGTTAGGGACAAAAGAAGAAGCTTGGAGATATTGTCAGAAGGAAGATTCAAGAGTAGCGGGACCTTGGGCCAAAGAGACCAAGGGACAATACAACGGCGAAGATTTACCTTTAAGGGAAAATTTTTACATATATCAACAATACGTGTTAGCTCAATTTGAGCATCACGTTAATACACCAATACCTACTAGGGAGGTTAATTGGTTATACGACCCAATCGGCAACACCGGTAAATCTGTACTAACAAAGTATTTACTTTGGAAGCACAGTGAGGATGTGATGATTGTTCCACGAGCAAATGCTCAAAATATGAGAACGGTAATTATTGACCGTGGTCCAAGAAAGCTTTATTTATTTGATATACCTAGGACTCTAGGTAAAGAAGAACATAAAGAAGACATATATTCAGTTATTGAAGATGTCAAAAATGGTACTGTATTAAGTGCGATGTACGGAAGAGATGCGCAGCTTCTGATGTACCCACCAATTGTTTGGGTTTTCTCAAACTACAGGCCAGACATTAAATCTTTATCACTCGATAGATGGAAGATATTCATCATGAGAGAAAATAAAGGTCTGGACATGGAGAATCCATTGTGAGCCAGTTGAGCCAGGATTCTCTAAAGATAATAGATAGGCGTAGTGACCCCGTCAAGGGTGCCTATCTATATCCCTTTCACCAAAGGCTAGCGCCGATTGAGCAGAATTTCATTAATAAATAAATTATGGTTAGAAGATCAAAAAGCAAGGAACAAGCATATGTGCCTGCTCCTAAGATGAGACAAAGGTCGAGAGCTAGTTACGCTAAGTCGAAACCTGCGAGAAAAAGCATTATTGCGACAGCTGCCGCAGCCGGCAGAAAACTAGTCGCTAATGTTCATGAAAACAAAACGTTAAATTCAGTTTATCGTGCTGCATCAAAAATAGTGGGTAAAGATCTGAATCAGATCAGTGCAATGGCAGGTGCTCGCCTCGGCGATGCAACTTCTAGAATCGTTAGAAAGAAACTAGATGAAATGATGAAAACTGATTCTCCAGAAGCAGTTTTTATGCCAAGAGCACACGGAATGAGTGACTCCGATGCAGGTACCATGGCAACATATGGTTGTTGTGGTAATCAATCGGTCGCAGGACGTGATATTAAAAGGTATGCTGCGGGTAAAAAGATCTCAGCTATTTATGATGAGGAAATGCAAGCAGCTGCAAAACTATATAAAGAAACTTCTGTAATTACTGACGTAATGGGCAGTCAATTCAGAGGTCAAGTATATTACAACAGTGGATTCAACTGTAAAGGCTTCGTTGAGCCTGTTAACAGTTTTATAGTACTCGATACTACGAATACTAATCCAGAACCAGTTATAGCAAGAGACATTAATGCTAATGCTAATAACTATACTATGTTTTTTCAAACAGAGGATTATTACAATACAATAATGCAATCGGTAGGTGTTATACCTCCGATCAATATTACAGAAGAATTAAAGAAACCGGATACTGACTTATTTTTTGCAATAAGGAATCTTAAACTATCGGTTGACATAATGAATTCTAATTCATATTATCCATGTCAAGTCAAAATATTCGTATTAAGAGCGAAGACAGACTTGGTAGTCAGTGATACACCTTTGTCGGCTTATGTCGGCTCAAGTGTTACCTCACAAAGCTTTGACCGAGTAAATGTTGGTTACTTAAAATACCGAGATTCTCGAACAATGCAAGGTACCACTAACACTTATTCGTATACGTGTGAAATGAGCGTGTTACCTCAAGTAACGCCTGCGATGTCTCCACGATTTAAACAATATTATGATATTGTATCTGTGGACAAGATAACACTGAATCCTTTAGATTCATTAGAATATGTTTTAGAAAAACAGATTCCACACCCGACAAGTTATAGACAAGTCGAAACTTATAGACAAGACGGAGTCGCTGTTAAAGCATTGGATTATGGTCTTATGATAGAATTCCAAGGCGCACAGGGTATTGTTATGCCATCTGCATGTATAAGTTCAGCTTATGATAAATCAGAATTAAAAATAAGTGAACCAGTGATGGGTTTAATCCCAACTCGTTTACGCGTAGATACTAAAAAAACAGCTGATATATCAGCAGCGGCCGTAAGATCAACACTTAATGACATTAAAGCATTAAGTTCAGCCCAAACTACGTGGATTAATCAACGTAATTTTGCACC